TGTGTTACCATCGACATCTAAAAGATTAAACTCGTTATTGTCGGCTAATGATGATGAAGTAGAGAACGTGTTATTTAAGATTAATGTCTTACCAGTTGCACCTATCAATGAACAACTTCCTGTCGCAGGTATAGATGTGATAGACATATAATTATCTGATATAATAGAAGAATTACTACAATCAATGAATTGAACATATTCCCCATTAATGTATATCCCTGTAAATTGATTCCCAATTAGTCTACCTGAATTTGTCAAAAATGACTCATTTTCATTTTGATGTATTTGCATGAAGATATTGCCTATAATTTCGCCACCACAGCTAATACTACAATCTTCCATAGATCTGAAAATATTTCCCATAATACTTCCACCTAACGATATTAAACAATTATCGCAAGTTTCAATATAATTATATTGAAAGAAAATATTTGTCGCCGAAAGCATAAACCCTAAAAGCGGTTTGTTTTGTGTGAAATCTAAAAATTCATTCCCTATTATTTTTGCATAACGTGCAATGTAAATTTCTTTCGTTATTGCATTTCCTGGAGCACCCTCAAACCCATCTATAACATTATTAAAAAATAGTACTTTACCCAATTTAAATGTTGATACACCTATTTGATGCGTGCTAAATATAGTGACAAATGAACAGAACATAATGTTCGAGTCATCTTCGGCATATAATACTATTGGATTAATTGTATCAGATGTCACTGTTTTAGTATCTTCTACCAATGTTACATTTTTCATTGTCGCAAATTGTGATATGTGAAAAATATGTTGTTTTTCAGCAGGATTTGTGTTTTTAAAAATGAATTCATCACACATTGACCCATCTAGGGTCATACCACCTTTTAATGATATAATGGCCCCACCACCATTACTTATCAGCGATCCATAACCAGGTATGATGTTTTCATTTGTCAAAACACATTGTGTACCTACAGGATAGATAACGCTATTGTATGGTGCGGCGCTTATTGCTGTTTGTAACTTTAATTCGTCGTGGTCGCCGTCGCATTGTACAAATATTTGATTTGACGGAATATCAGTCAAATCATTATAACTACCTGTAAAAGCAACTTTTTTTAAATCAGAGAACCATTTTTGAACTTTACCAAATAGAGTAGAACTCTTTTCATTTGAAACAATATTTTCCCTTACTGAAGCCTCTGTGAAAGCCACAGTAGTGTCAGAAATGACACTATTTGAGTTTAGCTTATTGTCTACATCAGTCTTGTCGGCTTTGCCTTTTACGTCCGTTTGTAGGCTTGAAATTGCAGTTTCATCTTCAGTCAATCTATCCTCTAAGACTTTACCATTGCCATCATATACTGCTTTGGTGTGTGATATAGGATATACTTTTTCGTTATTTTGTGTAAAATATTTTGCTTTAGCCATTAAGTTCCTCCTTTCTAATTTTCAATATCATCTATCACGTAAACAACGTGTTCTTTTATGTAGTTTAATTCCGACTGCAACGATTGTATGGCACTCTGCAATGAGTTGATTGTTGCAACTGAATTATCCATTGAATTTACGGCATTGTCTACCTTTGTATTAAGAGCATTAACCTTGTCATATAGAGCAGATACAATAGCAGTGTCTTGTTTTGAAATTGTTTGGTCAATGTCCAATCCTTTAAGAACCGTTAAAGTGGCAGGAGTAGTTGTCAATTTGTATGAATTATCTAACTCAAATGCAATTGAAAACGACACTGTTCCTGCGTAACGAGTGACATCATTTGTAATAGTCCAGCCAAGCTTAATCGAATTATCTTCAACAGTAACATCAGTGACTTTGTAAATATTCACTTCTTTGCCTGCGTTTACAAAATAGATATAGGCAGTTTTATCAGTTAAATCAATTCCGTCAAATGTAATAGACGGAACACGAATGTAAACTGTTTCGGCATTATTTTCAGTGGCTACACCTATTGTCTGCAATTCAGACGGAACAGTAATCGTCCTATTGTCCATATCAACTGTTATCTCTGGTTCAGTATTTGGTTCAAGCATCATAACTGACGGGGTGTATGCGGATGTTTGATTTTTTAAGCTTTCCAAGCTTTCTTTAAGAGACATAGCCATTACGAACTTGCCTCCGTTTCTTCTAACGGTTCATAAGTAATATCATCGGTAAAAGATATGTCGCCTTTATTTCCATCTATCTCGTTCTCGATGTTATTTACAACTATTTTTAAACCATTTAAATCTAAAAATTTCTTTTCTTCCATTTTCTTCCCTCCAAAACGAGTTATATATTTTTGCAAAAACATATAGTATCAAGCAATACAAAAAGGGAGGAGTCGTCACCCTTCCCTTAGAAATATGTATTACTTTGAATTAATCAGAGAATAAATTATTCAGTCACTTTTGTAAATAGAGCATTTATTTCATCTGTTGAGATTGCTTCAATAGCAACAGATTCAAGATCAGCCACTTTTGTTTTTAGTGTTGAAATATCACTTGTATTTGTTTTTACTGCACCATCAGCAAGTTCTTTTACTTTTGTATCTGCAACACCAGCCGCATCAAAAGCCGTTGTCTCAGCATATGCGGCAGACTTTAAACCTGCAACTAAAACATCTGTGCCATCGACAGCGACTGTACCGTCTGTTTTACCGGTAGCAACCGACTGAATTGCAGAATCGGCTTTATCAATAGAAGCTTGTACATCAGTGCCTAATTTTGCTTTTGTAACTTGAGCATCACCAATCTTAGCAGTAATAACTGCACCGTCAGCAAGTTCTGTTGAACCTACGCCACCAGCAACAATTGTGGCACTAACTTCTCTTGTTGCAGAATCAATAGCAATCTGAACCTGAGTTGCATTGGCTTTTGCAGTGTAAATGTCTACAAGCTTACCAACATTAATATAAACTTTGTCACTTGTTGCATTAGATAGTGTCAATTCAAGGTATGTGCCTTCATCCTGCCCTTCAGGGTTAACAACCACTTTACCACTTGATACGACCATATCCTTTGGAATATCAACCGTAGCAATAGTTGCACCATTCTGAGTGAAGGTATAAGACTTTGCATATCCTTCTGTTGTTACATCTGTAGTAACTACAACCGCGTCTGCTGCGATAGCAGATGTCTTGGCAGCGTCAGCCTTATCTACAATATAAGCTTTGATTTTACTGTCATATGTACCAAGACCTTCGTAACTTAAAAACTTTTGTGTTTCGTTTGCCATTCTAATTTCCTCCTTGAATTTAATGAAAGTGTATAAGTTATGTATATAATAAAACGCATTGTTAGCCGGCATAATGCGATTTATCCTAAATTATTTAAATAGATTTTCTATCTCTTCATCAGAGATTGTTTGTTTTTCAGTATTTGTTATATTTTCAACAGTTTCGTCAAGTTCATTCTTATCTATAAATTCTTCAATCTTCTTTGACGAATATGTTGTCTTATCAGAAATAACATCATCATTTATAAAATTGTCATGATGTTCAATAATCTGTCCTTGTAATTCAGTAATTTCTTCTTCCAAAGCAATCAACTGAGCAATACGTTGGTCAAGTGCCGCCATAGATTCTGACGGTACAAATTGAGCCCAGTTCTTTGTAGGAATAATTTTTACCTTACAAGATTGTGTTTTCAGAACAGGGTCTTGAACTACACCATCTTCGTCCATATAAACTTGGTAAAACGATAGTTGTAATTCAATATCCCCATTTTCAGCAGTCATTTTTGAGCCAATAGGAAGCAAATATTCTAAATATTGTTCATCAGCATATTCTACCAATTCCTCAGATAAAGTTAAAAATTCTTGCTTATACAAATGAGAAATAGGGGAGATATATTCCAATGATACAGTCGTAAAATTTCTCATATCATTTCCGTCATATGTTTGTGGAATTAAAAATTGAATTTTACCGACCATATTGTCATATTGCATAATCGCTTCTTTGTGAGCTCCATATAATCTTCTATCGTTTAACAGAGTAATCGTGTACATTAAAACCTCCTTCAAAGACCAAATGCATTACAACAAAGCACTAAAAAAACTCCGTTTTCTACTGTAGCTTCGAAATCGGAGTCCCAATACTTAACGTCTGTAATTATGCCTTTATCACAAAGGCTATCAAGACAATTTCTGCCCGCTATGATAAATATATATAAATTACAACTAATCTATATAAATCTATACTGTGTCTTATCTCACGATTAAGACTTTCTACTTCAACGTGTCTGATTTTGCCGTAGCTACTTTCATTTGTTATGACACTCCATAGACGTAAATTCCCTAATAGCGATAGGTACATAGTTATATAATTCTTTTAAGTGAATTTATATAACTTCATAATTTGCTAAATTTATACTTGCATTGTAATCTCGGTCAATAACCAGACCACAAACATCACATTTATACATTCTGTCCGAAAGTTTTAAATCTTTCTTAATATTTCCACAACAACTACAAGTTTTACTACTTGGATAAAACTTATCAACTTGAATAAATTCAATTCCATTTAGTTTTGACTTATATTCAATCTGTCTTTTGAATTCATAAAATTTTTGTTGTTGTATTGCTTTTGATAAATGTTTATTTTTCATCATTTCACTTACATTTAAACTTTCCATAACTATTCGAGATGGTTTGGTTTTCACTATCTCTGTCGTTGTTTGATGTAAATAGTTTTGACGAATATTTGCAAGTTTTCTATGTATGTTTCGTATGAGACGATTTTGTTTTTGAATGTTTTGACATTCTTTCAAAGGTCTTTTGTATATAGGGCTTCTATTTGATTTATATGATTGAATATTATTTTCAATCTTCCTTGATAATTTTCGCTGTTCACGTTTTAGTTTCTTCTCTAACTTTTTAACTCTTTGAGTTTTGTTTATATTTTTATAAACTTTTCCGTTTGAACAAATTGCTAAATCTTTAACTCCTAAATCTATTCCTAAACTTTCGTCTGTTAATTCCACTGTGTTTTCTTGCACTTCATAGCCAACAGATAGATACCAATACTTTCCGTTAAACGTTATTCTTGGATTTGAATATTTTTCATTTTTATTTAGTTTAGGAAGTGCCTCCGATGTTTTTACAAAGCCTATTTTTTCTCCTTGAAAACCACATTGTTTTCTTGAAAGACTTTCATAATTGACATAAAAACTCGGTCTGTCTTTATGTTTGGACTTAAATTTGGGCTTTCCAGACAAGCCTTTAAAATATCTTTGCAATGCAAGACTGGCATCTTTAACACCTTGTTTCATTACATTACTTCCAACTTCTTTGAGCCAAGAATGAGTAGTTGGTTTTAATACATTATTTATGTATTTCCTAACATCACCTTCACTAATGCTCTTCTTACCAATTTTTCCATTATTAATATAATCTCTGTATATTCGTTCATTCTCACCTAAAAAGAAGTTGTATGCCCATCTCGATACACCAGCACTTTTACGAAATAATATTTCCTGTTCAGTTGTCGGTTTAAGTCTGATTTTCTTTGTTATCAGCATTGTTTCTCACCTCATTAATAAGTCGTTTTGTTTTCTTTGAATGTTGTCCATACAATCTATTCGCAAAAACTGTAATAATTTGAATTAAATCATCTGTTAATTCTTTCTCTTTACTACATTCCGAATTGTCTATAACTTCTATTTCTACGTTATTAATTTCACACAAATATTCAATTAATTCAAATCCAAATCGAATCAACCTATCTTTATATAAAATTACAACTTTAGAAACTTCGTTATTTTCTATCCTATTAATGAGTTCTTTTAAACCTTTCTTTTTATAATTTATACCCGAACCAATGTCTTTTATAATGTCAAATTTATATCCCTTAGCATACATATATGATTTAACATTTTGTACTTGTATTTCTAAATCGTCTTTTTGTGATGGAGTGCTTACTCTACAATAACCAATAACTATTCTTTCAGTATTACTTGATTGGAATAATTTTAATTGTTCCGTAGAATAATACCTTGTTCCACCATTTGAAATATGCGCAGGAATTAACTCGCCACTTTGATGCATTCTTCTTAATGTTGTCGTAGTTACTCCTACAGTTTTAGCAAATTTACCTATGCTTAACAATTCCATAAAATTCACCACCATATTATTTTTATATATCTATGGTATCATAATTTTATATTGTTGTCAATAGATTTATATAAATAAATTAAATTTGTATATATTTATCTCATTCACTATAAGTCGCAACCTTATAGCAGTCTTATCGTCACCGACAGACCTCTTATGCTTTCACATAAGCGTAGACTATATCTTCACCCACATGGTAGTGTGGGGCAGTATTTTTCTTCCACCATTAGCTTGTGGTTTTACTCTCCCTCAAGGAGATAGTCGTTGAACGTGTCCCATATCTTATAAAAAGACTTAGGGCTTTCGCTGCTAAACACCCATTACTTAAGCACTTAGGATGTCCGTTTTTAATGTGTCACGCCAGAAATTATCTGTCCTATCATTAACACTGAGACACTTTTATTTCACCATATGCCATCCTTACGTTTTTTCTACTTTCGTACCATTCAGCTTATCCTTTCGGATTACTGTTTAGGTGTAAGGCTTTAGGGATTAAAAGCAATTAACACTGAGTTTGCACCAATTTCTCGATACAAAGGGCTTTCTGCTTAATAAAATCTATACTACTGCACAAATTTGTACAGATTTGTTTATATTTATTGTAACAGTTTAGTTACCCAATGGTCTGTTTTTCTATTCTTGTATTTTTCTTTTGTGCCGCCTGTAAGCTTATCAACCAAAGCCAATAGTGTAGCCTTAGAGATCCAGACATTTAGTTTATTAACCATTCCGTCAATATCTTCAATGACTTTTGTTCCGTCAGAAGAACCACCATCCTTAGATGCTAAAGAGATGACATTTGGCTGAGCCCAATGAATACTTGAATTTGTTTTCTCGCTTGTCCAAGTACCGCCTGAAAGCAGGTCGAGAACTCTAACTGCCTTTGCATTTGTCAAGAAATCAGTAAGTATCCATTGAGATGCATCTGTAATAATACCCTTCGTTACCAACTTATCCAAGGCAATCTTTTGAGGATTTTCTGCTTGAACAGTAATTCCTCCGGCAACAGCAAATTTAATTTCATTAAGTGGATAATATCGACCAGGACAATTACTGTCACCGATTTCTCTATGTCCAACTATCTTTGCATTTGGATAATAATTCTTTTTAAGATATTGACATAACTCGATAATAGATTTCTTTTGTGCTTGTGGCATTGTCTTTTCTTTTGTATGATAATCACCTTCAGCACAAATGCCAATAGAACAACTGTTCATACCTTGAACGTGAGCACCAACCACATCAAGCGGACGACCACGATAAATTGTGCCGTCTTTACGCACAAAGAAATGATAACCGATGCCTGTCCAACCATTTGAGACGTGCCAACTGTGTATATCTTGTGGAGTACATTTAACTGCTTCTGCGTGATGTAACGCTATAAAATCTGTGCGTGAACGTTTTGTAAAGCCACCGTGCCATTTATAAGCAACTTCAATTATATTCATAGCAATCTTCCTTTCTTTAATTTTTGCACAAAAAAAAAAGAACATTCGCATAGGATGAATGTTCTCTTATTTATCACTGTTAGGCGTGTTGTATGTAAGTGCCATTTTGCTATCTGTAATGCCTGTTGTAGTTGGGTCGATAATAGCATTATAAACACTCGTTGCCATCAACAGCAATACATATGGATTAGAAAAAGCTGTCAATATTACATTGCCTACTGCTTGCCATGTGGTTAGATCTTGCGCCGTAATTCCCATATACCCAAGTACAGGAACAAAAATAGCAACTACAATTTGTACCCAAAACATCGGATTTTTAATTCTTACTTTCCAGTTAATGTTTGTCATAATAAATTCCTCCTCTTAGAATGTTAATAACACTTCTATTTCACCGTCCATACTATCTGCTCCTGTCGAAGGCTTAGATAAAATACGACAAAATGCTTTTTTGTTTTCTAAAATGTCTCTAGTTGGTCTATATCCAACTTCATCATTAGTATAAAGAAAATGTCCTTTCTGATCTCGATTATATTTATCATAATCACTATAAAAATCATCAAATTGATTGTCTAATACAAAAATTTCATTCACGTCTGTGGTTATTAATTCCCCATAGTATGAATTCTGTACAACAGAATTGCCATTAATTTTAATAGTTGTTATGTCAGGGTGTAGTGCGTAAATAAGTGTTCCAATATTCGCAGTATCAGATTTATTATTTTCTGCATTATCAGAAACTATGTCACACACCTCAGTTAATGCTGAAATAATATTCGTATGATTTGTTGTAGGGATATTGTTAACCGACATCTTATATTTAGCTGTTGTAGTATAAGTTCCGTATGAAGAAAAAGATGCACTATCTTGTGTTTGGATCGAATATTGTTTTGTAGATTCATCTTGTGCAAGAGTAATAGTATAATATCCTAATGTGAATTCCCATCTCTTATTAATTTCATCATCCCAACGAACATTATTTATTTTCTCTTGTCCGACAGAAAGAGTTAAAATATTGTCTATCCAATCGTATTCAGCATTAATATACATTTTTTCATTTGACTTAGGGACGTAACTGATAGTTGTCTTATTAGGTGATACTATTTTAGAAATACCATTTGTACTTGATGAATTTGTACTAAATATAGCAATTTCAGTAGGTAAATTTTCCCTAAATTCAAAAGTCCCAAAGTCAAAACAACTAATTTCAATTTCTCCAGTGTCTGCGTTTTTTAATTTAACAGCAGGGAATACTGTTTTATTTGATGTACAAGTCCAATCTCTTTTGTCATAATACAAATCGTCAACAACTGCTTCATCAAAATCTATACCACTACCACTTCCATCGCCGGCATACTTATCAATAGCATTTCTAACATATTCCGTTGTAGCTATCTGCGTAGAGTTGTTTGAAGCACTTGGAGTAGGTGCTGTTGGTATTCCTTCAAAATGTGGAGAATCAACACTCGCATAGTTTGAGTAATCAAAACTTCCTGTCAAATTGCCGATATATAACCAATTATGATTGCCATTATCATCTCCTACACAAAAATACACTGAGAATGTATTTGAGTTAAGATAAAAGTCGCCTATATTTGCATCAACACTATTGTTTATTACAGGGGTACTTAAATTAGCGGTGTGTGTTAATACCTCACCATAATGCCAAATACCGCCTTTTGACATACCATTAAGTTCCTTTTTTATGTCATTCAAAGATACATTAACCTTCATATCAGTCCTTGCTAATTCATTAATGGCAGATATAAAACTTGACTTATCAATAGTTTGCAAATCAGCTAATCCGTTTATTTTGACAACTGTGTTCTGTGATACATTTTGATACGTATATGGAAAACTCTTAGATACATCGTTTAGAAAGTATCCTTGACTTGTATTAAATCCATAACCAAATTCTATCAATCCCAACACAAGCGTTGCAATGTTTCCCTCAACAGAAGATGTAACATCATCTGATTTAACTAATTTAAAATCAAATGTTTTTAATTGTACATTATAATCAACTACTGCAAAAAGTCTTGATATATCTTCACCGTACTCAATCTGATATGTTGCGATTGTTTTACCCTCTGATACAACTTTTGTTCCATTAAGAACAAAAGCGTTTGTCAAATTTTCTATATCAACGCTTAAAACACCAGAACCACCTTGAATAGTGACATCAACTTGAGCAGGATTAATATCAGAGGAAAGTGTATAACTATTTGTTGTACTTCCATATAATTCTCTGTTGATTTTATCATCCGCATTTTGTCTTGATAGACTTTCATTTTCCACCAAAGTAGTTGTATCTTGGTCTCCAGTTTGTCTATTGTAAATCTCATCACTTAAATCTGAATTAGTCTGTTTAATCCTATCGAGAACATCATCTATTGCACTCTTTACAACTTTAGTCTGAGGTGGGAGGGTACTTGTATTGTCAAGCTTGGTCGTAACCTCATCTTCCATTACTGCATTATCAAATACATTCAATAATTGCTGCTTAAAACTTTGATCATCATCCGTTGTGTCAATATCTTTAATTGCCGCAATTAAATCTCTTAATTCTTCAAGTTCATTTGTTTCAAATGACTGAACTACATTTAACAGATTCTGTATTGTTGAGCCTGTTTGAGTTAAATTAAAAGCGTCTTTCTTTAAATTTAGATGAGCCATCTAATCACTCCTTTCTACCAAATATGATAATCTACACTGAATGAAGCAGAGTCATAAGATAGAGCATATGGGTTTCCAGAATTAGATACCTTAATGCAAATGGTATCTCCCATTAAATCAACCTGTTGAACTTTTTGGCTGCCATATGAATTAGTATGAATAAGTGGGTTAAACAAAGAATTGAGTTTATTCCCATCATACCAAAAGAAGATTTGAGATTTTGGGTCATTAGTTGTTTGGTCACTTAGTTTAATATTTATAACTCCACAATGTTCTTTCGATTTGTCAAATGGAATAGATATATTTCGTATTGTGTCATTTTTATCTCCACTAAAATCCCAGCTTGAATTTTTCAATGTACTATGTCTGCCCACCATAACTTTATCTACATATCCTTGAATATATTTTTGAACATAATCTTCAATTGCACTTTTAAATTCACCCATCAGCGTAACATTGCTTGTGTCTATATGTAAATCAGCCATTATTTATCACCGTCCTTTTCTGTTTGACATAAATATTCACTTCTTGAACCAAATGTTTGTCCAATATATTTCTTTAATCCTTGATTACTTATATACATCCTGACAAAATCATTTGGTTTGATTTTTATATTTGTATAGTTAGGTATATTTTCATATACTTCTTTTGTAGTTGTATCTTTCAATGTTGCGTGCAATCCATCGTCAGAAACACTTTGTACTTTTAAATCCTCAAATGTTTCAATATTCTGATTTTTTAAATATGTTGAAACTTCACTTTGAATAATTTGACGTATCATATTTACATATGCAATAACTGTTTCATCATTAAAATCTATTTTTTCTTCTTCATTTTTCATTTAAAAAATTACCTCGTTAATATTTGTCATTGTCAAAGATGTCGTTGCACCACTATCCATACTCATAGAAATAGAGTCAATGACATAGTTTTCGTTGTTAATACCCAAGCTTGGATAATTAACCATCACTGACTGGTTAACATCGAATATAGGATTATATGTACATGATAAATTTAATGTTTTTGTGCCACGGCTAAAATTAATCAATTCGTACATTGCTCGTGACATACACAATGAATCAGCATATAGCTTACTATCACTTATAACTTCTGGTATTTCGCCATTGTATTGAATACAATAGTCTGATTTTAAATTCTTGTTCTCGGCGATAGCACTGAATTGATAACCATTAGCAATAGCACCTTTAACAACAACTTTATTTCTGACTTGTGATGTATTATAAACAACATTTGCCGACACAATATCTTTGTCGTTTTCCTCAAAACGATATACAACAGGGAAGTTAGATGATATAAACTCATTGACATTAGAACTAACAACCATATTGCCAAATTCATTATAGTAAACATCAGAAGAAATTGTTTCACCCATACTTGTAAATATCTCACTGACTTTTGTACCGGCATCTTGCTTTATAGTGTAATATGTATTAATGTCCGTATATTCACTATTAAAAATAATTGGTTTTAAGTCAAATGGTTTGCCATTTCCTCTGTCGCTTGCCAATAGAGAAGTAAAAGCATTCTTCATTGGAACACCAACAGGAATGATTGTTTTTAAACTCGTCGTTCCATAAACACTGCCATCGAATAAGCCAAACTTATCACATAATGATAATGAGATTGTTTGGTTTGAATTTTCTCTTGATAATGTAGGGTCTTTAAAAACAAATACTCCTTGTTGTTTCCAATATATTGTGTCACCAATAACAATACCAGAATCAAATCTGAATTTGCTTCCCGTCCATATTAGTCCCTTGATCGGCTTAGGCTTCCACTTATTATCTATATTTGCAAGAGTAATATTCATTGTACGTCTTTGACCAGTCTGATATGTAATACTTAAACTCGCCGACATTAAATCATCGCTTGCGTCCATTGATATGTTTTCATCTTCGTCCAACAAATACAATCTAAAAACAGGTATAACTATATCAGCTTTGAACACTTTGAGCATTCTCTCAAAACCAAGTTTGCTGAACGAATTTAGATATACCTGTTTTGTTATATTTGCAATATTAATATTATGGATACTGTCAACTACATATCCGTTCTTGTATATGTTCATATTAAACCACCGTCCAAAAGGGGAGAAGCAAGGTATTCGTGATATTTATTATCCGCATCAACCTCAATTGTATCTTTCAATAATGCTCCCTCACTATCCGACAAATATTCATAATACAATGGATTAATCGGCAATATCATACCCAGCACATCAACCGTATCAATATCATTTAACTGATTAAATGTAAACGTAACAGAAACATCGTGATTGTCATTTGTATCATATTGAAATGTTGGATTAGCATCTGTATCTCCAATAGTAATCAAGCCTCTCAAGTCTATAAGCATTTTTAAACTGTTACTTGATACAAAATTCTCCCAATTTATAATGTCGTCATAAGTATCTATATATTGACTATCACCTGAGCAATCTATCTTGCCAAGCAACCCTGTAATAGACATAGTTCTTTGTTTACGATTACCGCCAGTCGCTTTACCGTAAGCATTTTGGGTCTGATAAAATGTCTTATCCGTATTCAACGTGTAACCGTCATTAGTTAAATTAATATCTAATTGCCATATATTATCTTCGTCAATAGTATAAATATTATCTTCTTCTGTAGGAACAAGTCCGATTACAGAGACTGTTCCTCTATGTAGTTGGATTTTATCCGATACGAGAGGGGAGATTGTTTTGATATTTACTTGCACACCATTGACATCCATTGTATTATTACAAATACCAAAAATATAATATTGGTAATCACATAAATCTCCAACAGCGAAATCTTCTATCACACGTTGAGTAGGATTTTCAGTTTGACATACTTTATGTAACGTATCTTGTTCGCCTAACGTTTTATAAACTTGAAAATGGTCAATATTTTCATATGAACCGTCAAAGTTACTTCCCGATAACGTATCATTAAAGTTTGCCAACAATTTTGTATTAGAATTCCAACTATAATTCCCATACGCTTGTGTTAATGTCTCTTTTAAATCATCAGAATGAGAGCCTTCGTCAACGCCAAAAGCATTGTATGTAACTCCACCGAACAATTTTACTTTTGCCATTAACTATCACCTCCCACAGTCTTATTATCTTTTTGAGACATATTTTTAAAATAAACATTTTCAGTTTTTGTATCTATAATTACAAGCCATGTTTGTTCGCTCAAAGGTGTTTCAGTGTGATAATATAAGTCATCATCATACTTTATTTTACCGTTCATATACAAATAAGGAACAGAATAGTCCACTATTTCTTTTGCCATAGCTTCATTTATTGCTTTTTTCTGATCTCCGACAGTCATATTGTCCCAATTTTCATATGGGGTAAACACTCGTCCGTATGAAGAATACCCTGTACTTGGATTTTTTACTGATAGATAAAAATTCACACCATCCCACTTTAATGCAGTTGTTGTTTCATCATCATCCGTAACTTCAAATATTGTACCGGTATAATCAGAGTCAATCCTGAATGCTGTATATATTGTACTCTTGCCAAACGATAACTCCTTTTCGCCGTCTATAAAATCATATGTCAAAGAGTTACCTTTATCCAAGTGACATACATTATTAGAGACAGTCAATGTAGTATCTATTTTATCAGTATCCTCATTATATGCAAGAAACTGATGTCCACCGTCAATTTCTTCATTTGCAGTAATAGAATGTAATTCACTGAAATCAACAATTAAAGAATTATGTTTTCTGTATTCCTCAATTTTAATGTTCATAGGGTAGGAGATAGAATTATACTCTGCTTTAATATAAATTATTTTTTCAAATGTAGAGCCAACACTATCTGTTAACGACAATGTTAATCTATACTCATTTCCACTGATAAATTTATCATATTGCCAATCTATATTGGTTGAATATATGTTGTTTGAATAAGAAACGGTTGAATATTTTGTATCCGATTCACGTCTTTCTAAAAGAAAACTATAATGACTAACACTTATTCCTTCGGATTGTAAATACTCACCAGTGATATGCAAATTGCTATATGATAAGGATAGGGGAGCAAGTTGCGTGGTTTCAGATAAATCTATCTCTCTTGTTACATTTGTTCCGTTCACACTTTCAAAGTTCTCGTACAATGTAATCGTAGGAGGTGTGTTTGTATCAAAGTAATATTGGTCTGTATCTATGTAATTACAATATATTGTATATGTATCATTGACAGAAACCTTAAGTTTATCACTTACAACCGCATAACCAAATTTAGGTTCACCATATGTATCTAAATCATCCGTTGAGATGAACCATTTGAATGTCTTGTCGCCTCTCTCAGGGTCTTTTCTATATGCTGTATATTTTGGCAAAAAGTAATAATATTTTTTGATTTTTGCAAACGTATTCCCAACCTTAATATAGTAGTTCGCATTTTCATCATATCGTGTCCATAATTCTTTGTGTGGATTATCATCGGAAGTTTTTGTTAATGTACAATCCTTAAAATACATTTGCGTATGAGGATTTATCTTTAGAATTCGATTGCCATTCATTTCAGAACTATTCAAACCATAATATGTTCCTTGATTAGATCCTACGGACTCAGCACCTGATAAAATTTCCATAACAGTACCTTTACCAATCCAAGATGATGGAACATATGTTTTCTCCTTTGTAGGATCAAAACTGTCCTTTTCGTATATTCTCATCTTCCAAGTGTACATCTCGCCGGCACCAAATGAAAACGTGGTTTCATCACTTGTTCTATTGCTGTCCGATTTGTATATCTTATATGTTGGAATGTTATTCTTAATAGGGTATGTAACCAACGAACTATAATTATTTTCTTGCAAATTTTGTATATCAAAATTATCAAAGTAATATTCATAATTGTTGTCATCTATCATTAATCGTGCTTTTGCAATCTTTCCACTTGATTGTAATTCGCATTGAAAATCAACTTCCTCATTTGGATTTACAACCTCTGCGTGTGGATATTGCAATGCTGGTTTTCTAAGCAAATGTTTCACCGTTACTGAAAACTTATAAAAAGTTATAAACCTTTATGTTTCATTCCTACTTCATCGTATATGCTTTTGACATGATTTCTCATAATCTACTCGCAAGTTCTTGTACACTCCATAGGCATAAATTCCTGACTAACGTATCAGTACATATCTGTAATAACTTGAAAGTGGTATGCTACAGATTGTTGTTTTAGGACATTTTCTCCATACTGTTTTAGATTCAAAGCCGCCTGATAATCTCTATCAATTACATTTCCACATTCACATTTGTAAATACGGTCAGACAACTTTAAATCTTTTTTAATACTTCCACAACAACTACATAATTTAGAACTTGGAAAAAATCTATCGGCTATAACAACTGGTATATTGTTCCACATAGCCTTGTATTCAATCTGTCTTCTAAATTCATAAAAACCTTGCTGTTGTACTGCTTTGGATAAATGTTTATTCTTCATCATTCCACTTACATTCAAATCTTCAATACAAATGAAACTTGGTTCTCGTTTCACTATCTCAGATGTTGTTTGGTGTAAATAGTTTTGACGAACATTTGTTAGTCTGTGATTTAGTTTTAAAAGTTCTTTTTCTCTTTTTATAATGTTACTTGTTTTACAGTAATTTGCTCCTTTCTTATTTTTCTCATATTTTCTTGATATGGAACGCTGTAACCTGCGTTTTTTCTTTTCTAATTTCTTTACCGTTTGCGTTTTGTTTATGTTCTTGTATGTATTGCCATCAGAACATATTGCTAAATGCTTTATTCCTAAATCAATTCCAATACCTTCATTTGATGGAAGAGTAGTATTATCATTAACTTCAATACCAATTGACACATACCAATATAATCCGTCATAAGTAAAACGTGGATTCATGTATTTACAGCCAGTTGGTATTCTTCCTTTTTCACAAAGTTTAATCCAGTTTAACTTTTGTTTATTCTGTTTTTTACTCATTGAAAAACTTTCAACTTTCACATGGGTATCGGTAAACTGAATTTTTATATTGTCTTGATAAAAAGATGGAGTAGAGTGTTTCTTACTCTTAAATTTAGGATATTTACATTGTCCTTTGAAGAATCTCTTATAAGTATTACAAGCATCTTTAATTGCTTGTTTTGTTACATTATTGCTTACTTCATTCAGCCATTGATATTCAGACTGTTTCTTTAATTGTGTAAATTCTTTTCGCAATTCACTATCTGATAAAAATTTGTTCCCTTGCTTATAATTATCCTGTTCTCTTGAAATAGCCCAATTATAAGCAAATCTAGCACAGCCTGCATATTGAAACAACTTAGTCGATTGTTTATTATTTGGATTCAATCTCACTTTTATTGACTTTATCATTTGATTCACCTTCTTCCTCAATTAATTCTTTTACTAATTTTCTAGCTTTATTTGCACGTTTACCTTGTAATTTACAACTAAAAACTGTAATTATTTGAACTAAATCTTCTACAAGTTCTTGTTGCTCTGATTTTTCTGTGTTATCAATAATTTCTATATCACAGTTATATAAACTTGCGATATATTCGACTAATTCAAATCCAAATCTTAACAATCTGTCTTTATAAAGAACCACAACTTTTTCTACTTTATTTTGAGATATGCGTTTAATCAGTTCTTTCAGTCCTTTTTTCTTATAATTGATTCCAGAACCTATATCAGAAATAATTTCATAAGGTCTTCCTTGTGCATTTAGATACAATTTCATATTCTCTATTTGTCTTTCCAGATCATCTTTTTGTTTATTGCTTGAGACTCTACAATATCCAATGACAATTCTATCTAAATTAGGTTTTATGTTCATAACCTGATTTAACTGTTCATGAGAATAATATCTGTATCCATTACTAGAAGTATGGTGAGGATGAAGTTTACCATTTGCGTCCCAATTTCTAAGTGTTTGTGCTGATACTCCTAAAATTTTTGAAAATTTATTGATAGAATAGTATTTACTCATAATTAAAATCTCCCTATAATGTTTATACCTAATTCTATCATTAAAAGTTATAAAAGTAAGCATATATTTATAACTTTTTATAACTTATAACAAACAGTTACATTCCTCCTTAAATTTTTGCAATAAAAAAACAGCTACGCAATATAACGTAACTGTTTATTAGTGGTTTGTATTGTTTTTAATTGTAGCAATATAAACTGTTCATATATTTATTTTGTTGCCTTAACTTTTAAATTATTATCTCCGTCTATCTTGAAGGTAAAATCATGAGTGTTCATATAATTTACCCAATTCATATAATCTTGATTGACCGTATTTCTTACTAGTGGTTTGGTTGTAACTATTGGCTTTTCACTCTTTATAGCATATACTCCCATGACAATTCCTCCTTTTATAAATAATTTGAACTATATCTTTCAAAAACATTTATTTAATAATATTATATGCATTTCAACGCAAGTTATAATCACTATACTTTTATTCATTTCGATTATATAATCGCATAAAATTTCTATTACTATTATAACCGATTTTTTTCAAAAAATCAATACCAATCCACGAAATTCCTTGATTCAACCAATAAAAAAACAGCATTAGACAGTCACTCCCAAAAAGGGAGCAACCATCTAATCTATAACTTATATTTTCGTGTTCTTTATAATAGGATATTGTGATTTGACTTTATCTGTCAAAGAATCTACAAAAGCATTTGCGTCCGGAACAGGGTCAGTCACATTTATATCGCCCGTAAACGTAATGCTTTCGGTAGTTGACGTTGAATTGTTAGTTGTAGGCATTTGTTGAGGAGATTGCTTAAAGATAGAAACTTGGTCAATAAAGTTTTGAGGATTCTTTGCAAATTCCCACAATACATCAGTCGCTTCATTATCAAAGACCATATCGCCAGCATTAAGCATAGAATAACGACCGACAGACAACTTTCTTAACTTAGCCTCGTAACCATCCTCATCAGTAATCGCAAGACCACATTTAGCTGACTTTGTTCCAGTTGCATAATGGGCAGTAGCAATAGAACCAACAGACGGCAAATTAGCATTATATTCTTCAATCTTATTTGTTATCATTTCAGACAATTTAATACCTAACTGTTCATTCAATGCGGAAAGAAGTTTTGTATTGTCTTGGCCGGTAGATAACAACATATCAGCCAAAGCAATATATTCTTCATGAGATGCATGCCAACTGTCAAAGAATATAGCTTCTTGTTCAGTCAATCCACCATTCTCTTTACAGAAGTTTTCAATATCACTGTAATCTTGTGAAAAATCATTTGTAAACATCTGTGCCCCAAAATCACTTGTTTGTTCGTAATCTAAACCACTGCTATAAATCTTTAGATTTCTTGCAAGTTCAAGTCTTTGAGCTTTTGCACGGTCTTCAGCTGACAAATAACCATTCTGTTTCTTTGCTAATTCATAATATTTCTCCAATTCAGCAGCATAATCAACAATATTTTCAGCTTGTTCAGTTTGCTTTCTTTGAACTTTTGCATCACCATTTGCACCCATAGGTGAAGTTGATTCAAGTCCGCCATGGTCAAAAGTCTGTGGGGAGTATTTATTATTAACTGGGTCTGCTGTAAGCTTGTTATTACGGTGTGTTTGATTAATTTTACTAAAAGCATTGTATGTCTTTTCAGAAATAACTCCCATTTTCAAAAGGTCATCAAGACTGCTTTGGTTTAAATCATAATCTTTATTATAATAGAATTGTCTGCCAATCTCTTTATCATTCAGTCCCGCAACTTGTCCGTTAAATGATTCATCAGAAGTTGAATATTCATTCGCCCAACCGATATTACTACCGCCAAGCATAATATTTGATGCAATAAGAGCTTCAGTAGATTCCAATGTTTCAGCATGACGTTTCTTTTCATCGTCACTTAGTCCGTTCAATACTTCAATGTATTTATCATTCGCTGAAATCATCTTTTGAGTTATATCACTTTGTGCCTCCATATCACGCACATTTTGATTTTCTGCATTGTCTTGCATAATATTATCAAGTGACATTTGTGCCTTAGTCGCTTCTAATTGAGTATTATACAGTTTTTCAGGGTCAGCAACATTCACCCATCTGTCGCCGACAAGAATACGAGTATCACGTTCTTTTAAAGTGTTTTGGAATTCAGCATTTTTCTTTGTGACTTCAAGATTCTGTTTGGCAACTTCTAATTGCTCTTTTAACTGTTCAATACGGCGATTATAAGCATTTGTAATTTGTTGTTCTTGATAGTAATCTTCTTCACCTAATGTACTGATGTCAGATTTATACTTCTTATAGGCTCTTGCCATTTCATTATTCAAGCCATTGATAGTATTCATCATATCTGAGTAGTCATTCTCATTAAAGAGCAATGCCCTTGTATCCTCATCTAACCACTGAGAAAGATTCTTATTTGCGATAAGTTCACTTTGATAATCCAAAGCAGCATCTCTCAATGATTGCTGGAATGAATACTGTTCTTGTAATGCAGAAGTAATAGCTTTCTCTTTGTTCAAACGAACGTCTAAGATTTTATTAAGCTTTTCATAACGACTGGTTTCCAACTCAATCTTTTGATTTGCTTCTTCTTGCTCTTGGTCTTGAATTTCATTATTTAAGTTACGAATGTTTTCAGTACCTTCAAGATATACTTGAGAATTTTTCTGCATTTCAGAAGCAAGTTGCTTAAAGACCTGAACTAAGTCACTTCCACCAATACCCTCCAATAACTCAACAGTTTCATTATATGCCGCATCATTAAAGCTACCGTCCGCATTATATAGCTCACTCATCTTAACATTTTCTAAGACTGTTTTTCGTTGTCCCGTAGCATTTTCGTATATTTCTTGATTAGCCTTATGGGCAGCGTCTACACGTTCTTGTTCAATATCACGTTCCTTTTTCATACTCTCGGTAATTTCTTTTGCAAGTTTGACTTTTTCTTCATCATCGGTTGACCTATTGTATTGGTCTTGAAGAATATTTCTATCATACTGCAACATACCGGTTTCACGAGTATATTTAGAATCTCTGTTACTGATGTCTTGAAGTTTACGTTCAGTAATTTGCTCCATAGTATCGGCATAATTTGACTCAATCTCGTCTATATTCTCATTGATGTCTTTAAGTTCATCTCTTGCTTTTTGAGCTAATTCAGCCGTAGGTGCGTCTTGAATAAGCTTTTTTAGAACTTCTGATTTATCTTTTAGTTCATCAAGAGCATCTTTCATATTATCAGCAACAAGTGTTTGTTGAGTGATAAGAGATTCAGTTGCTTTCTTTGAAGCCTCATCAGCAAACTTAAAGTAGTCACTCATATAGTTGCCGTCAGTCGGGTGCTCTACCCATTTCTTAAAACGTTCTTTAAAGTCAGATTGCCAAGAATCATACTTATCCTTTTCAGCATAGTATTTTTCATAGAAATCTTCACTATAAGAATTCAATATATTAGATAAATCATCTTCCGCCCATTTCTCATAATCGGCGAAGTCTTTCGCATAATCCTTAAACTGCATAAGAATATCAGAAGTGATTGTATCATCATCGCCCCAACTGTCAGTCAGCTTATCTAAGGCTTCAAGTGTTGG